CCCCGAAACAGAATTAACTAATGCTATACAATCAGAACAAGACGAACAAAAGGACAAAGACATGACCGACAAAATTGAAACACCAGTAGTTGAGGCAGCACAGTCAACAGTTGACAAACTTTGGGCGCAACCTGCACGCGAATTTAAAATGCCAACACCGGGCGAATACATGGCAGCAATGGCAATCGGTGGCGACACTTTTGCAAAAGTTAATCTTGCATACAAAGATGCAGTTAGAAAACAACAGTCAGCGTTACAAGCAGCAGCAGGCGACATTTTGACAACTGATACACCGGGTCTTTTGCCAGTTCCAGTTCTTGGGCCATTGTTTCAAGACTTGAATTTTGTGCGACCAGTTGTTAGCGCATTTGGTGCGCGTGCAATGCCAAACACACCGTCAAAAACTTTTATTCGACCAACAATTACCACACACACTTCGGCCGCAACACAGACCGAAGGTTCGGCAGTTAGTGCAACGACAATGGTTATCGCATCAAACACAGTTACTAAAACAACTGTTGCTGGTCAAGTAACTATTACTCGACAGGACATGGATTTTACAGACCCAAGTTCAATGAACTTGATCTTGAACGATCTTGCAGGCGAGTATCTCATTAAAACTGATGACGTTGCAGCCGACGCACTTGTTGCAGGTAAGACAGCATCAGGCTCGACATGGACAGTTACGGCAGGCGACCCATCATCTTTGATTGAGTCTTTGTATGACGCGGCACGCGAAATTACTGAAGACAGCAACTACTTCCCAACACACTTGTGTGTATCGCCTGACGTTTGGCAAAAACTTGGTCAGCAACTTGACTCAAGCAAGCGACCAGTACTCGGTTACACAACTGACGGTGTGCTTGGTCAAAATTCAATTGGTAAAGTTGGCGGTCTCGCTTACACAGCAATGGACGTATTTGGTCTTAAATTGGTTGTTGATAACAATTTTGCAAACGGCACAATGCTTGTTGTTTACGCACCGGGTTTTGAGATCTACGAGGCACAACAGGGCATTTTGTCTGTTGATGTTCCGTCAACTCTCAGTCGCACATTCAGTTACTACGGTTACTTCTCAACATTTGTTGCTAAGTCATCGTTTATTCAGGGCATCGTAGTTGCCTAGTCGCATGGCGGCTACACCGCTATGGCGACCTATCTAACAGCGTCAAAACAGTTATTAAATAACTACGCCTGCATATCTACGCTCGAGCCAACCGACATACAGGTTGGCGACAGCATCGTTGTTGCGAGCATTGCCGCACCGTTCAACGGCACGTTCACCGTGTTGTCATGTCCGCAATACGAGTACACAGGCATAGATAGCACTACAGGCGAATGGCTGTTTAACGAGAACGTACCGCGCGCTAATCAAGTGTTGTACGCCTGCACAGGCTCGGCAGTCGAGTACAGCGCGTTTTACACAGGCACAGTTTCGTTCACACCTACTTGCACTTGGGTTACGGTCGCAAACCTTGTCACTTATCTTGGCGTTTCAATTACTAATCCGTCAGACGATTACACGCTGGCTACGCAGGCCGTATCGGCTTCGAACCAATTTTGTAGTCGCCGACGAGCTGAGGCAGGCTACAACGACTCATTAAGCACGTCGCCTAGCGGTGACGTAACGCTGGGCACGATCATGTACGCGGCAGCGTTGTGGCGTAGTCGAGGCAGTCTTGAAAATGTGTTTGCGTCGTTTGACAACATGGGTGCAGCACCGCAACAGTCAATGACACCGATTGTTAAACAGTTGTTAGGTATTGACCGACCTGCGGTGGCATAATGCCTGCACCGTACACAGACCTGTTTAATGAGGCGCTAGACGATCTCACAGCCACGCTGACAGCCGTAACGGGCTTACGGGTAGTAAACGACCCGACAAAACTTGTGCCTAATTGTGTGTTTATTACAGCGCCAAGTTTTACGACCATTGCAGGCAACGGCAACATTGTACGCATGGACTACCCAATAAAAATTGTTGGCAGCGGCCCAGCAGGGCTACCCGTGTTGCGTGAGATTTTGCAGATCACCGCGCTAGTGCTTGGGTCAAGCGTCATTGCTATGTCGGGCAGACCCGGCACACTCGACATAGGCGGCCAAGAATACCCGTGCTATGACGTGGCAGTTGGCTTGCAAGCGCAAACCGCGTGAGCATACACACGCATATCGTTGCGGTATGGTAAAACTATTACAGACACCTAAGGAGTAATCACAATGGCAACTAGCACCTATCTTTCAAACCCAACCGTTACTATCGGCGCAAGTAGCGCTACGGCTGTTGACATCACCGACCAAATTTCGGCAGTCACCGTCAACTACATCGTGGAAGCGCTCGAGGACACCGCGTTTGGAAGTACGGCTCGCACTAATACGGCTGGGCTTCAATCAAATAGCGCGACGTTAACTCTTTACGCGTCGTACGCAGCGTCAGAAAGTTACGCAATTCTTGCGCCACTTGTCGGCACAAAATGCTATATCAAAGTTAAACCGACATCGGCAGCCGACAGCGCAACAAACCCCGGGTTCGAGTTAACTAATACTTTTTTATCTGCCCTACCTGTGATGAACGCAAATTTAGGCGAGTTGGCCACATATGACATAGAACTTATGGGTGGCACATACACCGCAGACGTAACAGCATAAAACTAACGCGCCACAACTGGCCGAGAACAGGACAAGGCAATGAGACTAAAATTAAAAGTTGATTTACAAGACGGCGTACAGCCAGTCGAGTTAACAACAAATATGTTTGTTATCTGCGAATGGGAAAAAACTGAGGGTCGCAAAATTAGTGACGGCAAAGGTATCGGCTACACCGATCTAGTTTGCTGGGCATACAACTTGCTAAAACTTAGCGGCCAAAAAATGCCTGCAACATATCGTGACTGGGTTAAAGAAAACCCGAACATGACGATTGAGGCAATAGACGAGACAGACCCAAACCTTACGGCGTAGGCAGTTACCGACGGCAACTAGCAGAACTTTTAGTTGCAACAGGGTATTGGCCTACGACAATCGAGTTTGACACGCGCGACCTGATCACGGTGATTACGCTATTGAATAAGCAAAAGAGGTAGCGCAATGCCAGCATCAACAACTATTGAGATTGTCGGGGTCAAACAGACGATTAACTCTTTGCGTAAAATTGACCCGCAACTGCAAAAAGATTTTAAGGCAGACGCAACCGCAATCGCACAGCCAGCAGTACAGGCAGGCAAAGCCGTGTACAAAGAATTACCGCTATCAGGTATGCGCTACAACTGGGTGCAACGTGATCGCAAACTATTTCCGTTTACAACAGCCAAAGCAATTAGCGGAGTGCGTATGCGCTTTGACACTCGACGCAACGCGGTAGGCGTAATTCTCATTGAGCAAAAAGACCCAGCGGCTGCAATCTTTGAAACGGCTGGTCGCGCTAATTCAAACAAGTTAGGTAACGCGTTAGGTTTTGTTAGCGCTGGTCGCACTCGACTGATCGGCCCGGCTGTATATAAAGCGCGTCGCGGTATTGAAGCTGAGATGACAAAGATGATTGCTAAAACTATGCGCGTTGTGCAAAGCGAGATTTAATCATGGCACTATCTATACCTATTGTCAGCGAGTTTGACGGCAAAGGCATTGACAAAGCAATAAAAGAATTTAAGCAATTAGAAACTGTTGGAGAAAAAGCACAATTTGCAATTAAGAAAGCGGCAATACCTGCGGCAGCGGCGTTGACGGCAGTTGCGGGTGCGTTGGGCTTGGCGGCTAAGGCGGCGGCCGAAGACGAACAGCAACAAGCGATTTTGGCTAACACAATGCAGAACGTTGTTGGCGCTACTGACGCAACTGTTGCGGCGACTGAGGACATGATTTCGGCTATGTCGAGGGCAACTGGTACGGCTGACAGCGAGTTACGGCCAGCGTTTGCCGCATTGCTTGTCGGTACTAAAAATGTTGGCGACGCAACTAGCGCGCTGACACTTGCACAAGATATTTCGGCTGCAACTGGCAACGATTTAGCGACGATCAGCGACGCGCTGGCTAAAGCGTATGCAGGCAACATGAAGGGCTTGCAGGCGTTGTCGCCTGAAATGAAGGGCATGATTAAAGACGGTGCGTCACTTGACACCGTGATGATGGCGTTAAACGACAACTTTGGTGGCGCTGCCGCAAAGTCTGCCAGCACGGCAGCGGGACAATTCAAGATATTAAAAAATAGTTTGGCTGAAACACAAGAGAGCATTGGTGCAGGTTTGTTGCCTGTGTTGCAAAAAGTTTTGCCGTATTTGCAGAGCATGGCTGACTGGGCGCAAAAAAACCCTAAAGCATTTTTGTTTATTGCTGGCACGATTAGCGCTATTGCTACAGCGATTTTGGCAGTTAATTTTGCTATGGCCGCTAACCCGTTTACGTTGATTGCGATCGGCATTGCTGCGCTAATTACTGGTCTTGCAGTTG